GAATAGTGTATGCAGCAGTGTCCTGAACAACACCGTCAACAGACACAAGGACATCCTGCACAGATGATACAGCAGTGGTCAGGGTGAATGTGGTATCGCTGCCATCACCATTGAACCGCTGTACTGCAGTCGTACTCTGGAAGTTATCGGCTGTTTGCTGACCCAGATACGGCATTAGGTTATCTCCATGATGCTCATAGTTACGCTGGCCTTATCAGTGACGGAACAGTCAATCTGAATTTTATCTGTAGTTTCAAGCACTACTTTGTTACCGGCAAGGATTTCAAGAGATGCACCAACAGGAAGCGGGGCATCTTTCAACAAGAATGTTGTGGTGTTGGCAACATCGTTGTTTCCACCACGATTAGCTGTATTACTGACCAGCTTTACACTCACCGTAACTTGACTGGTGTGTACGTTTGAAAGCACCATACCCAAGATAATAGTAGTTGTACTACCGGGTGTGGTGTATAAATCTTCTGGCGTACCGCTTGAGGCTGGCATAACGTCATGCGATACTACCTTGAATGTATTGGCCATTTATTTCTCCTTTAGCCTAGCGCAATAGCAAGGGCTGTAGCCTCATCAGCAATTACTGAATTAAGGGTAGCACCGTTAACTGTTATAGCATCTGCTTCTAATGTTCCGTCAATATCAGCGTCACCAGAAACGTCCAAGGAACCCGCATCAAGTTCGCCTGTCAGAGTAATATTTCTAAAGCTGGATACGTCCTTATTGGCATCTACTGTTACTACTTTGCTAGCAACGACAGTGCCTACGGATGCGCCAGTATCACTGTAATTAAGTTCAGCTGCTGTAGCAGTTACACCATCAAGAATATTTAATTCTGCAGCAGTAGAAGTGACAGCTGTGCCGTTTATGGACAGCGCATCTGTTTCAAGTGTGCCATCAATATCGGCATCACCACTGATATCCAAAGAACCCGCATCTAACTCACCAGTAATTGTAAAGTTACGGATGCCTGTATAGTCTTTATTAGAATCGAGTATGACTGCCTTAGATGCAATAGCAGTACCGACTGCTGTGGCACCTAAATCAAGGGCATTAATTTCCCCTACAACTACAGTAGCGCCATCAAGAATATTAAGTTCTTCTGGAGTAGATGTAACAGCAGTATTACTTGCTGCTGCTAATACAGGAACTGTACCTGATTGGTTGGGAAGATTAATTGTACGGTCTGCTGTTGGGTCTACAATAGTAAGTGTAGTTTCATGTGCGTCAGCAGTAGCACCCTCAAAGATGATTGCATTCTCTGCATTCATCGTCACTGTATCTACAGTTGTAGTAGTTCCAGCTACAGTAAGTTTAGGTACTAATAATTCACCAGTACTTGGATTATAGCGCAAAGCGCCGGTGTCGTCAAGTAGTCCATTTGATTCATCGTGAAATACTACAGGAAAGTTTGTGTTAGCTGTGCTATCAGCAACGGTTGTCGTAGCGGCCAAAGTAGCGTTAGCTACTGTTACTCCTGCGATAACTGTATTTAGTGCTGTGCCATTAACTGTAATAGCATCAGCTTCCAGTGTACCGTCGATATCTGCATCACCTGAAATATCAAGTGAGCCAGCGTCCAATTCTCCGGTAAGTGTGATGTTGCGGAAGCTGGCTACGTCTTTGTTTGCGTCAACCGTCACAACCTTACTTGCAACCACAGTGCCTACAGAAGAACCTGTGTCGCTATAATTAAGTTCCGTCGCTGTCGCAGTAACACCATCAAGAATGTTCAGTTCAGCTGCTGTGGAAGTAACACCATCAAGAATATTTAGTTCTGCGGCAGTTGATGTTACCCCATCAAGAATGTTCAGTTCTGCGGCAGTAGATGTCACTCCGTCGAGGATGTTTAGTTCAGCAGCCGTGGAAGTGACATTTGTGCCACCAATGTCCAGCGTAGTTACTGATAGCTCGCCTGCAATCGTGGCAATCCCACTGGCTACTGTGATGAGGTCTGTATCATCAGTATGTCCAATTGTTGACCCATTGATGACTACATCGTCAATGTCCAACGAACCACCGGTTATAAGACCCGTTGTGGTAATTGTAGATGAGCCGGTGTCAATAGTACCGAACCCAGAAGTAATAGAACCAGAGTTAAGCGCACCAACTGTGGTAGCGGCTGTTGTGACAAGATTTGGCATAGCCGTAATCTCATCATCAAAGTACGCAGCAAGGTCAGTAACTGCGACTTGCTTCATGGTGCCAGCGTCATTGAGAACAACGCGGTCAGCGTCCACTACAGTAGTGGAAGATGCAGTTGTATCACCATCAAGAATGTTTATTTCAGATGTAGTGACTGTCGCACCGTCTAGCTTATTAAGTTCGGCAGTGCTGGCTGTCACACCATCCATGATGTTTAACTCTGCAGCAGTGGCGCTGATTGCCGTGCCGTCAAAGTTGATTGCATCCAAGTACGCCGTGCCGTCGATGTAAATATCGCGCCACTCTTGGCTGGAGGAACCTAAATCGTACGTATTGTCGTCGTCAGGGATGATGCTAGAATCAACATCCGCGCCGAATACCACATTGTCTGTAGCAGCATCACCCATCGTAATGGTGCCGCCATTGAACGTGGTCGTACCTGTTACGGTAAGATTACCGCCGATGCCCAAGTTACCAGATATATCTGCATTACCATTCATGTCGATGGTGGTTGCAGCAATTTGAATTTCTGTATCGGCTACAAGGTCAAGCTGTCCGTCTGCGCTTGAATTAATGTAGATGGCAGTGTCACGGAATTGTATTTTTTCTGTGGAAGCAATAAGGATATCGTCTGAAAACTCAAAGTAGTCTTCGTCTTCCATCCACTTAATAACACCGTCATTTGATTCGCCATCAAAAGTTACGGTGATGTCTGTTCCTGCTGTTCCATCTCCAAGAGTTAGGGAGGTGCCCAACAGTTTTGTGACGGGGCCACCTTCAGCAGATGTACCATCGTGCGTGTGCCCTGTTCCGGCAGCGAAAGCGGCTAACAACTGGTCAAATTCGTTGTTAGTATCTGCTGCCTGAATTACGTCACCATCAGTATAGGATGACTGTCTTGTGTATGTAGCACCCATTTAGCGTCTTGCTCCTAACTGATACTCTAACTGAAAGCCTTTTAGGGAATATGCGGCTGTTGCGCCGCCATCATTAACCCTCAATGCCACAGCAAATCCAGAACCTTCTACTGCTTGCCTAATCAAAGGCTGTGATGGTCCACCGTAGGTAGGGGTTCCATAAGTAGATGTGCCATAAATACCCGCAATATTTGTAGAGTCTAGCGGATAAGCGGCTGGTCTAACTGCGTCTGCAGCTTCATAATCGTATCTAACGAATAAATCTGCATCAATTGTGGACTCAGGCTTAAAGTTTACAATGACTCGTTGCATATGCTTTCGTATGCCGGGGTCTTGCATAGTCAAATCGGGACTTCTGTAACGCCCGTTTATGGCTGAACCATCGAAAGTAGAACCTTGTTCTTGTCGATATACGTAGCCATCAAAACCACCATGTAGAACTAAGACATCTCCAGTTCTTATAAAAGTGTCCGTACACGCAGGTTTTATACCTTTTAGTGACGAAAACTCGTAGCCTTTGTTACCACCTTGTTGGCTTTTTAGGACGCAGGTTATGCCTTCTGTACGGCTTTCTGCCCCACCTTGCTTAGAAAAGAATAATCTGTATTGCGTTTTATTGGGGATGACAACAGATTCAAATGCGGCGGCACTAATGATATTTTCATCAAATATTGATTGAACATTGGAACTTATAGTTCCCAATTCCACGTCACCAATTCTTTCGGTACCAGCGACAGTACGCAATCCGTCAGGGCCAAGAAAGATGATATCACCAGCAAATTCCTGAATAGTATGGCCATTTATGCATCCAATATCACGAGTAACTGGCGCCATTGAAAAGTCTGAACTGGAGCTTCCCGTTAATTTAAAAATTCTATTTTCACAGAATATAAATAAATTTTCACGGAATACTTTAATACCCACGATGGTATCATCAACTTTTATGCTTCCAGCACCTTGCCCACCTGTAAAATTGTCTTCATCAAAAGGGACACTGAATACGAGTTCTTGTGGTGTGGTGGACATACCTGCGTAGAACATATGTTCTCGGTATGCCGCTACGATGCTGGCCCCTTCTACTGCGGATGCAGTTACATCGGTAGCAGCCATCGAAGTACTAAATACTGTAGGGTCATTGACCCCATCTACAACAATTAGTTTTTCGTTACCATCAAAATTAAAACGTTCGAAGTTATACTTCGTAGCATTTGTGCGCCCTGCGTCTCTTTCTGTCCAACTCTCAGATACTACTGTAAGGGACGCATCGCTACTTGCTGCATGTGCGGCAGCAGAAGTGCTATTAGCCGCTCGTGTTACACCGGTGAACGTAGTTGAGGTTACTCCAGTGTATGTAAATTGTTCGCTGTCAATCTGTAAAGTTCCACTGGAGCTAAATCCCGTTGTGGAATCTACAGTTATAGTGCCGGAACCTGTCATGGCGGTTCCTTGTGCGATTGCCGAAGCCAGTGAATTAGTCGCAGCACTAAATATTTTTTCTCCTCTAGCCGCTACAATTTTGTTAGCGAAGTTAACCACCATCAGAAGTTCTTCATCGGCTGATGAGGTGTGAGGAACAATTTGTTTTACGTGCTTTTGGTAGCCTTGTATGCGCTTGTAGCCACCTTCAATATCTGGTTCAAAGTTCTCAAGCTGTAGTGCTTGACCAGGTTGCATTATAAAGGTAGAACGGTTTGCTATCAACCCGCCCTCGCATATGAACGCCATAGGTTGTACGCGGGATGTATCTGCCATTATGTTGCTGTTTCAGTATTAAAATATCCTGCCATGCTTGCCGGTTTTAGCACTACCGTAGAACGTACGTACTCATATTTGTTGACAAGCAGCGTTTGCATATTTTTGATGCCCTGCTCAAATCTTGCAAAATTAAGTTGGTATTGCTCAATCTCTCCGCGATACTGATATGTGTATGCCGTAGCGCCATCCGCAATAACTGGAGAAAACCGGTCATAGATTGATGTGGTGTCACTGTGCGCGGAAAGGTCAGAACCAAAAGTAAAGTAATCATATTTAAGACCGTAAGCCTTATCAGGGAATGGGTAAAGAAGATAATTATTATCTAAAGTTCTTACGATATACTGTGGTATTCCACCTAAAGAAAACTGTGCTATTCTAGTATCATCAGAGTGTGCCGCGGCAGTTGTTGAGTTTGCGCCCCGTGTACAACCAGTAAACTGCGTGCTACTCGTCCCAGTGTACGTAATTTGTTCGTTTTCGATATGAAGAGTGCCAGAAGAATCAAAACCCGTAGTGCTATCTACAGTAATCGTAGTAGCGGAATCTGTTAAAGCTCCATCCAAAAGCGTAGATGTAACATCATCTTCTTGGTCAACATACTTACTAATGTACTCGTTATATGTCAAACTCAGTAGTTTGCGCCCCGCAGAACTAAGGGCATCGTCTTTTGAAATACGAACTGTGTTATAATCTACATGTTTTGCATCTGTAGGAATAGAATACCGAACAGTGCCAGGAACTAATGTCTCTGTCTTAGTAGAATGATTGAAAGGGTAGCTAAATTCTCTTTGGTTAATATACCGAATGGCTTCATTTACAGCATTTTGTGCCTGTACTTGAATACCCCGTGCACTAGAGAAAGTGGACGAGGTGAGTTGTGGCTCATTCATACGAGCCAATACTTCATTGGTAAGTGTAAGAAAAGTTAGAGCCATCTCAATCCTTAAATTAGGGGGCCACCCTAAAGTAGCCCCCTATAATGTTTAGGCGAGTTGGTCGCGGTCTACATCAGTAGGCTTATCTGAACCATGCTCGTTACAGTCAATGACTGTTGCATAGACGCGGATACGCCCTGTGCTAGGTGCCGCACCAGCCAATTTTACATCAATCGTATCTGTGCTAGCTACGAATTGTGTATAAGTGGAGGCTGCACTACCTACGACTGTGTTAGTTTGACCATTTGTGCCGGCCGCACAGAAACCTGTAGAGGTCACGTCTGCACCGTCAACGATGTCATCACCAGCTGCGAAGTCAATGTCTGCAGTTACGCTTGAGTTGAACGCTTTCATCACTTCTGCACCTGCGTTCAGAACCAAAGTTCCGGCAGGGATTTCAAGTGCTTGAAAGATGTCGCCGTCTGCAAGAGTGTTTCCTGCAGCAATCAGCTCGTCAACATCAACGTACGCTTCCAGATTGCGCATCACATGTGTGTGCTTATGGGAAGGAAGAACTGCAATTGAGTTAGCGCCAACACCTGTGGTGCCGGAAGCAGTCAAATCAAAGGTTGCCATTGTCTAATCTCCCCTTAAGCTGCATTGTACTTGGCAGTTACGATTGCTTCTGGGCGAAGAATCTTACGGCCGTACAAGTGCATTCCGCGAACGATGTCCGCAAACGAATCTGGGTCACGATATGCCTCAGTTTTCGTAATTTGTGAAGCCGAAGCTACAGCTGATGTATGGCCAGCAACGATAACACCAAAGTTGGTATTTTGGTTAGCTGTACCAGTTGTACCCGCGCCCGTGCCGACAGACGGCAGGTTGTTGGATACATATACATCAAAGCCATGCAGCTGACCGACAGCAAGACCACCTTGGAGACCTGAGCCACCGAAATCGCCATTCAGAAGACGAGAGTCTTCGTCCTTGAGCAGTTCAATGAAAACAGGGTCTACAATCAGCCAACGACCATCGTTATCTACAAACTGCTGGTCAAGGAGACGGCCCATACGTGCAATAACCATCAGAGGTGAGGCAGTTGCAGTTGGAAGGGCAGTTGCACCAGGAAGACGAGCAGCCAATGGGATTGAGTGGTCACCAGCAGAACTTGTGGTGATGTTGCCGAAGCTGTCTTTGCGAAGCTTCATGCTAGTCAGAAGTTCATCACTACCAGCGGTAGATACTGCTTTTGAACCGCTTACTGTGTCGTTTGCGGTGCCAGCAGCAGAGCTAAGGCTGGACTGTTTGAAGCCAGACATATAACCCAGAACTTCTTGGTCATGCTGGTCACGCAGACGGTAGCCGGCGCGGTCAGATGCAAGAGATTCGAAGTTAACGTGTGAATGCGCTTCTTCAATGTCATCTACTTTAAATGCAAAGTAGTTGGCCTTGTCTACGACAAGGGAAAAGT